CCGGTGATCAATAAGCTAGTAAATCAGTATCTGCAGACACTTGACTTCTTTGTCTCATTCAATCTTGACGAGGCGTTCCAGGAGACAATCAAGTCTCGATACAGAGACAACTTCTCATATGACTCATTCTCTGAGGGTGAGAAGCAGCGGATTGACTTGGCGCTTCTGTTCACGTGGCGAATGATCGCTAAGATGAAGAATAGCGTGGCGACCAACTTGCTGATCCTCGACGAGACTTTTGACTCTTCTCTGGACTATGAGGGTGTTGACAATCTGATGAAGATCATCTACACTCTTGGTGATGACACTAACGTCTTTGTGATCTCTCACAAAGGTGACATCCTTGATGGCAAATTCCAGCGTAAGCTTGAGTTCCACAAGGAGAAGAATTTCAGCAAACTAAAGGAAAGTTGATAATGGAACTCTCTGCATTTACTATGCAAGTATTGAAGAACTTTGCTACGGTCAATAGCAATATTGTCATTAAGCCTGGCAATAACATCATGACGATGGCAGAGGCAAAGAATGTTCTTGGTAGCGCTACTGTTCCAGAGACATTTGATCGAGTGATCGGTATCTACGACCTGCCGGAGTTTCTCTCCGTGCTCAGCCTCGTTGAAAACCCTCAGCTATACTTCAAAGACAACCACGTTGAGATCCGTGCAGGAAGCGGCCGGGCAAACATCAAATACTACTTCTCGGACCCGGACATGCTAACGTCTCCGCAGAAGGGAATTTCGATGCCACCTGCAAATATTTCATTTGAGCTGGATCAATCGACCCTAAATAACATCAAGCGCGCAGCTGCTGCGCTTGGTCACGAGACTGTATCCATTACAGCAGTTGACAATGTTATCCGTCTTAACGTACTCGATAAAGACAACAGTACATCGAATGTGTATTCAATTGATGTTGCTGGAGAATATGATACAGAAGACTTTAACTTTATTCTAAACATTAGTAATCTTCGTATGATTCCTGCCGACTACAAGGTAGAAATCTCTTCGAAGCTTATTTCACAATTCACCAGTATGGACGACGATAAGGACTTGACATACTGGGTAGCCCTTGAGAAGTCCTCAACCTATAACGCGTAATTAGGAGAAAATACAACATGTCTAACGATCAAGTCACTCAACTTGCCAACCGTGTCTCTCGCAGCACTGTTGCAGTTATTGATGCTATCACTACTCGTGGCGGCTTCAAAGGTGAAGAGCTTTCCACGATTGGCCAGCTCCGTGATCAGTGCATTCAGCTGATGCAGCTTGCCGAAGCAGCTGAGGCGGATGCTGCCGATACCGAAGAATAAACAGGGAATAACCGATGGAACTTTCTGTTAACGACCTCACTACTATTGTTAGCATCATCGACATTGCCTCCAGCCGTGGTGCATTCCGCGGAGAAGAGCTGGAGCCTGTCGGCCGCACTCGTAATAAGATTGCTGCTATTGCTCAGTCGATGCAACAAAGGGCCGAACAGCCCGAAACCGAGCAGCCCGACCCTGCTGAATAGAGTTGCCCTTAGCTCTATTTGACACTATACTATACCTTTATTATGGAGAGCTGAATGGCTGACTTTCTTTGGGTCGAGCGTTATCGCCCGCGTACTATCGATGAAACTATCCTTCCTCAGCGTCTAAAGGACACATTCCAGGCAATTGCTGATGGTGGAGAACTGCCCAATATGCTGTTCTCTGGCACTGCGGGTCTTGGTAAGACGACTGTCGCCAAGGCCTTGTGTAATCAACTCGGATTGGATTACATTGTGATCAATGGATCTGAGGAAGGTAACATCGATACGTTACGCGGCAAGATTAAGCAGTTTGCATCAACGGTATCCTTGCAAGGCGGCTATAAAGTCGTGATCCTTGATGAGGCTGATTACCTTAATCCTCAATCTACGCAGCCTGCGTTGCGTGGATTCATTGAAGAGTTTAGTAATAATTGCCGGTTCATCCTTACATGCAACTTCAAGAACCGTATCATTGAACCCCTTCACTCTCGTTGCAGTGTGTATGAGTTTAATGCCACTAAGAGTGATCTGCCTGCTCTTGCTGGTCAGATGATGAAGCGGCTAGAAGCGATTCTTGAAGATAATGGAGTCATATACTACAAAGAAGTAGTTGTCCAGCTGATCATGAAGCATGCACCCGACTGGCGGCGTGTGATCAACGAGGCTCAGCGATACTCGATTGGTGGGCTGCTTAGCGACGAAGTGCTACAAAGCAATCGCTCGGCTAGCCTTGACCAGCTGGCACAGCATCTCAAGAACAAAGACTTCAAGAAGATGCGCGCTTGGGTTGTAAACAACATGGATCTTGACACTGTCGCAATCTTCCGCGGACTATATGATTCAATGAACGACTATGTACAACCTCAGTCTATTCCCCAGCTGGTCCTGATCCTTGCTGACTACCAGTATAAGGACGCGTTTGTTGCAGACCACGAGCTGAATATCGTTGCCTGCATGACAGAGATCATGGCGAATGTGAACTTCAAATGACTCCTTTTGATTATTTGAATGCCATCAACCATAGCAAGGTAGACATCATGGTTGACGACCTTGCTGAGAAGGCATATGTGCCTTTTGTTGTCAACCGTTCACTATCTTACTTTCCAGACACAGTTGCTATCGCCAATGAGATGAATCGCTACCACCATATCGATAAGAAACTGCAGTTTGACTTTCTTATAAATATCGTTAGAAAACGTAAGCGATTTTCGAAATGGAATAAACCTGAGCTAGATAGTGATATTGAAGTGGTTAAAGAGTATTATGGTTACAACGACGAAAAGGCCAGACAAGCTCTCACTCTTCTTTCACCTAGCCAAATACAAGAATTAAAAAAGAAGGTGAGTAAAGGTGGAAAGCAATGATGTAGTTCAGTGGACTCCAGAAAAGATGCTGGAGATCACTCTCAATGAGCCAGATGATTTTTTAAAGGTTCGTGAGACTTTAACACGTATTGGCGTAGCATCTCGTAAAGACAAGAAGCTATTCCAGAGTTGCCATATCCTTCATAAACAGGGACGATACTTTATCGTACACTTCAAAGAGCTGTTTATGTTAGATGGCAAGAAAGCAAATCTAGAAGAAAATGATTTGAAAAGACGCAATACAATCGCCACATTATTAAGCGATTGGGGTCTTGTTGATATAGTAACTAGTGAAGGACTTGAATGTGCTCCTCTGCGCCAGATAAAGATTATCTCATTTAGAGATAAGGGTGAATGGGAGTTGTGTCCAAAATATAACATTGGGAATGGCTGATACCCAATAGAGGTATAGCTATCCAAAGATAAATAATGGCGAGTGCGGATAGTCCGGCTCAAAACAATCTTGCTTGTAGAAAGGAGATAAACATGACAGGCATCAAATCGAACTTATTCCCCCGTTCAACTTTTGTCGGATTCGATCATTTATTTGATCAGTTGGAACATGCCACCAGACATGCTCACGATCACTATCCTCCCCACAACATTCTTAAAGTTGGAGAGACGGATTATCTGATCGAGCTTGCTGTTGCAGGGTTCCATCGTGATGAACTTACCATTGAGGTTAAGGATCGCACACTTACTGTGACGGGCGAACATCAAAGTAAAGGTCGCGAGTACATTCACCGTGGTATTTCCACCAAGAAGTTCAAACGCACCTTTAGGCTGTCAGAGCACGTACAAGTGCACGGAGCAGATCTTGTCGACGGCATTCTTGCAATTGAGCTGAAGTATGTTGTCCCCGAAGAACTGCGTCCTCGTAAAATCGAAATCGGTCATTACGAGGGTATTACAAATGACACAGACGCTAAACAGCTTCTTCAAGAAGCTAGCTAAACACTTTGTAGATTATCAAATGAAAAGAGCTCGCTGGATGCTCCAGCAACAAACAATCAGAGAACTGCACGCACTATCTGATAAAGAGCTTAACGACATTGGAATTAACCGCGGTATGATCCGTAGTATTGCAATGGAAGGTTACTTTGATAATCGTGATCCAAAGAATGGTGTGGCGACCTAACACGCCCGCGGGAGACCACGGTTAGTCTCCCACCCACACACAACACAGGAGATCAAAATGATCATGAACTACAAACAATTTGTTGACCATAACAAGAAATTCTACGACGCTTTTGTTGACCTTAAGGTCGTAGGTTGGAATACATATTCCAAAGCACTTAACGCTTACACAATGAACTTCTTCAAAGACCAGCTTGCCACAATGGATGAAGCTGTTGAAAAGACTGCTATGATTATGAAAGGTGAATTCAATGGCAAATAAGAATCCATTTGAGATCCGCGCTGAGATGCTCACCCTTGCTAAGGACTACATGGATGCACAGCACCAGCTAAACGTTCAGCTTATGAACGATATGTATGAGCAGGGTAAGAAAACTTACGAAGAAGTACAAGAAGCATACAAGATGTATTCGATTGAGGAGCTGATGGCCAAAGCCAAAGAGATGTACAGCTTCGTATCTACCAAGGATAGTTAAGTGCCGGGCTCATGACTTTTGTCATGAACACTGCTGGCTAATGAGAAGAAAAGGGGCGCTCCGGCGCCCTTTTTCGCTTGCCAATAAGTAATTGGTCAGCTATAATATGCGGAACTGTATGTGGAGAATTAGATGAATTTTTATACCAGCGTCAACCGATATGGAAACAACATTCTCTATCGAGGATTTGAACATGGAGAGCGGATCGAACGCAAAGTACAATATGGTCCAACGTTGTTCGTCCCATCTGCGAGAGAGACAGGCTGGTTTAACATCCAAGGGGACCCCGTTCTCCCGAAGAACTTCGACACGATGCGCGATGCTTCAGACTACCTCAAGCAGTTTGAAGGTGTAGACAATTTTACTGTCTACGGGACAACCAACTACGTCACACAGTATATCAATGATCGGTTTCCTGGTGAGATTAAGTTCGATCGCGATAAGGTTAACGTAACGACGATCGATATTGAGGTTGCATCTGATGATGGATTCCCATTTGTCGAGCAAGCTGCGCATCCAGTGATCTCAATCACAATGAAGAACAATATTGATGGCGTCTATCGAGTGTGGGGGCTTTATGACTACGACCCGGATAAGTGTGAAGTCGATGGTGTCGACAATATCCAGTACTTTAAATGCAAGGACGAGATCGATCTGCTACTCTCTTGGTTGGGGTATTGGCACGATCGCCGCTACTGCCCGGACATTGTCACCGGCTGGAATACTCGTCTGTTTGACTTTCCTTATCTTATTAATCGTGTGAAGAACATCATCGGTGGGGACGTCTATAAGAAGTTCTCTCCATGGATGGTTGTTGATCAGCGTGATGTGATCATTGCAGGTCGTAGTAACATCGCCTATGAGATGTCTGGTATCCAGCAACTCGACTACCTGGATCTGTTCCGTAAGTTCGGATACACATATGGCCAGCAGGAATCGTATCGCCTAGATCACATCGCTCATGTCGTTCTCGGTGAACGCAAGCTGTCCTATGATGAATATGGCAACCTTCATGGTCTGTACAAATCTGACTTCCAGAAGTTTATCGACTATAACATCAAAGACGTTCAGCTCGTTGATCGCTTCGAGGAGAAGATGGGTCTGATTACCCTTGCGATGACGATGGCCTATCGGGGAGGTGTCAACTTCTCCGAAACGTTTGGCACTGTGCAGATCTGGG